CTAAGTTTGTTGCTTTGATTCTTTTCTTGAACTCTTCGCTTTTCAATACATTGTCTACACCATATTTAAGTAGACAAGTACTTTTCATTTTTTCTCTTGTATATGTCACATGACATCTAGAAGAACAAGTAATGCTAAATTTTATTAGACCTTCATGATATCCATTAAATGATACTAAATCACCACATACAGGACATCTAGGATGTACATCTACATTATGTTGTATTCTTCTTATTGTTTCCGATATAGAAGAGGAATCAAAATATCTATTAGAAAGATACTTATAGATATTAGGATATTTTCCTCTATTGATTTTAACTAAAGAATTTTTTCTTGTTAAGTCATTTTCATCTATAAGTATCTTGATAATAATGCTATCATGATTTGTTTCCATTCACTCTCTCATATAGATTCATTGCTTCTTCTATAGTCTTGTCCATGTTCCTGTATGCATAGTCTGCTAGTCTGCCTCCAAACACATGCTTCTTCTCAGCATCGGCAAGTGTCTTATAGTAAGAGTACAACTCATTGTTGTGCAAGTTGTCAATAGGATAAGCTGGGTCATAGCCGCATCCTAGTTTCCATTCTATGCTATATTCTTTACTGAATATGTTGTATGTCAATATGTTGTCACCATCCATCATGTTGAAGTACTTGTGCTCTATGGTGCGAGTGAAGTCTCCGTCAGGACCAACATTGTTCATCACCGCCACTCCTTGTGACTTGTCAGGATAGTCAGTCCATGTCTCCCAGTATACTGCTCTCCATTCTAATGGACTGAACTTGTAGCCATAGAACTCATCTAGTGCTCCGGTGTACAGAACATGCTCTGCTAAGTTGTCATGCATCTCTCTATGTATGAAGTAGTCTTCTCCTAGAACAACTTCACATCCATCTAGCATGCAAGAAATCATCTCTGTATAATCTGCTACACCTTGCCACTTGTCATTGAAGTAGTTGTTGTCCCATGAGTAACGCAACGGAAGTCTCTTGATGATATTCGGATCTAACTGGTCGCATGGTCTGCCCCATTGACGCTCAGTGTAGTGCTTGATTAGTGTGTTGTATATAGTAGGACCAACAAGAGACATTGCTTGCTCTTCCAAGTTAGAAGGTGATCCAATGTATGCCTTCTTCTCTTCTTCTATCTTGTTCTTTGCATCTTCTATAGAAGTAGTGCCAAACACTTCATAGAAAGTGTTCATGTTGAACGGAAGACTATATACTTTGTCTATGTTGTTCTTTGCATCCATATAGTGGGCTTTAGGGCAGTTAGTGAATCTATTGAACTCAACAAACTGATTCACAAACTCCCACGTCTTTCTATTGCTAGTATGGAAGATGTGCGGACCATACACATGAACTGGAATCTGCTTGCTATTGTCTATGTAACAGTTTCCGGCAATAGAATGTCTCTTGTCCATCAGTAGCACTTTCTTTCCTGCTTTGTGCATCAAGTAAGCAAATGTAGCACCAAACAATCCTGCTCCTACTACTAGCCAATCATACTTATATATCTCTTTCATGTTTTGTTGAATGTTTATGTTATGATGATAAGATAGAAAAAATGGACACTACTTTCATAAGCAATGTCCATCTATCATGTTTATCATGAATAAGGTTGTTTAGATGCAATCTTTCAAGAAGTCAAGCTCATCATCTGACAAGCCTTTGACTTGGCTGTCCGGGAACAATGTGTTGTGAATCTTCACGGCAATCTTGATCTTGCGTGCTGCTACTGCCATCTTCTGTGCTGTAGTGTTGACTTTGTCGAGAACCTTGACTGGATCAATGTTCTTCAGGTTAGTAGCAACATCAGTTGTGTTAGTGATGCCCAAGTCAAGTGAGTTCTCAAGGTCATTCTGCATGTTGCGATAATCTTGGATCATCTTAGCAATGTCCATCTCTGACTGTGTCTGAATAGAACGAGTCGCATTCTTTACACGGATATCTTTTGTTTCCTTTGCACTACCGCCAATAATCTGACTAAAACTCTGCATAATTAAATTCTCCTATTTATTAATTTGTTAAATTATTTTATTAAACGAATACTATCTAAATTAATCGATTTCTCTATATAAGCAATATTGTAATAAACATTTACTTATTTCGTTTACACAATGTTAATTCTTTTTACCAATTTTTTCTACCATATATAAGGGTGTGAATATCCTCATAAGTCAAGTCTTGTTCTTTCTCTTTCATGTTCTCTTGTCTTTTATCCTTTGAACTCATTCATGCAATCAAGGTCGAAGTTGATGTCACCATAACTAAGATGGTTGTCTTCATTGTTGCTATCTTTGATAGTGAACTTAGCATAGTGATAGTTACCTCCACCTCTCAAGTCACCAGTCTCAACTTCTATCTTGTCATCTTTGTGCTTCTTGATAGTGTTGATAAACAGTGTGACAATGTCATCATAGTTACCTGTTCCTGGATCGAACTGAGCTACTTGATCATCATCAATGATGTCACTGAATATATCTATGATGTTCTCTGTATAGAGGTCAAGTACATTGTTTTCTCCGAAGTACCAATTGAAAAATTTTGAAACTGTTGTATTGATAATCATAATTCTAATATTTAATGTTCATTATTTGTTTGACATGAATAATATAGAACTACTTAAAGAAATTTCAAAAATATTTCAATAATTATTTCAATAATTATTTCAATAATGAGTGAAATATGTTGAGAGCATCCAATCTAAGTCTAATTGCACATAATAAGGTACATTCAGCTTGTCGCATACTTTCTTCTTCAAGTCAGCATACCTCTCATAACAATATGCTTCTGCTGCAGTCATGATGTCACCATCTATGCATGCATGCACTTCATTGCTCTCTTCATCAACTTCTGGGTATGTTAGATGGTAACCTAAGTTCTTCAGCAACTCTAGCTCTGCTGGACCAATGCTGACACATCCATCACGATAAGAAATCAATTCCTTGATCTCATCCTTTGTGACACCTTTCTTCTTGAACTCTTCTACCATATCTTACAACATCATCTCATCTGTATAATTGTCATATCTAGAAGGTACATTGATTGCATGCTTCTTTGCTTCTTCTTTTGATATTGACATCATATCATCACCTAACAACACTTCTATTTCATGCAACTCACTATCCCAATCCATGTCATCTGCTATCAAGTCAATACAATCTGGATAGAACTCTTTCAAGTAAGATATCTTCATTTCTTCAAGCACTTTCTCTCCTCTGACTATCTGCTCTACTCTTTCTTTTCTACTTGCCATAATTAATCTATAATTAATGTTGATTTGTATTCAGGTCGATTAGTCTGGTGATTCTCAAAATGATATTTCACTACAAACTCTCCATTGATGTCTTTAGGAGCAATGTCTTCTGTCACTTCCATCTCTTCTTTCTTTTGTTGTTCAATACTGGTCCATACCAAGGATTCTCATTATAGACTTTCACTACTGTATATGATGCTTAAGATGCCAAGGACGTGCTTCTTCTAAGATTGTTGTATATGTCATAGCTTCACCTCACTGTCTTTGTTAGCATACATCTTGCCTTTCTTCAACTCATAAGGCCGCATTGATCCACAGATGAATGTCCATCCTTTGTTCAAGTAAGGGTTGTCTTTGATGTAGCCTATCACCTTCTCTCTTTGACTTGGGCTTGTCCATTCCTTCTCCATGTTGTTGTCTGGATTAGTGCAATAGACAGCCATGTCATCATCATTGAACCAATCATCTGGATCTGGATCTGGAACTACTTTGCTATACTTGCAATCTAAGCATTTCTTGTCACAATAATTACACATAATCAATATATTTGAATTTCCATATTTTGTTTGACATGAATAATATAGAATAAGTCTATGAAATTTCAAACTAAAATTCAGTTCATGAAGTATTTTTATATAGACAAAGTCATATGCTTTGTTTGCAAACAAACATAAAAATAAAATTCCATAATTATGGCTAATGAAATCAAAGTAGCGCAGCTTTTCGTGCGTGCTACTATCTCTGATTCTCTTACAGTAACTAAAGTGAGAGAAGCTGCTGCTAAGAATCCTAACAAGCTATACATGTGCTCTACTGGTGAGATCTTTGCTGGCGACAAGCAATACTCAGTGAACCAAGCAGACTATGAAGCTATCAAAGCTGCTGTTGCTGACATTGTTGCTAGTGGCAAGACAGTAGGCGAAGCTATCAAGGATGCTATCGATGCTCTTGATGTTGCTGCTATCGGTGGTGCAGGCAAGGTGATCACTACTGTTTCTCAGACTGACGGCAAGATTGCCGCTACTGCTATTGACTTGAAGGCTGCTAATGTTGCTGCTACTGCTGTTGCTGCTACTGATGACACAGTTGCTGTAGATGGCACTACTGTTGAAGCTCAAGTTGCTAGCTTAGGCAAGGCAATCAAGACAGTAGAGAAAGCTGCTGCTAAGTACGCAGTGAAGAAGATCACTACCGGTCTTGATGCTAATGTGAAAGAAGCTTATCAGTTAGTACAGACTATTGATGGCACTTCTACTGACATCGATGTTCAGATTCCTATATACAAAGATCAGACATTGAAAGAAGTAGTTCTCACTGATGCTAATGATGCTGGCACTAAAGGTCAGTTCATGAAGTACACTTACACTCTAGCAGATGGTTCTGACTCAGTAGTGTATGTTGATGTGAGCCAGTTCTTAGTTGAGAGTGAGTTCAAGAATGGTCTTGTAGTGAATGCGGGTGAAGTGTCAGTGAAGATTGATGATGCTAGCGAGAAGTTCTTGTCGGTGTCTGAAGCTGGTGTGAAGGTATCTGGTGTAGCTGATGCTATTGCTACAGCAGTGAAAGCAGAAGAAGATCGTGCTACTGCTGCTGAGAATGCTAACAAGACTGCTATTGAGACTGAAGTTACAGATCGCAAGAAAGCTATCACTGACTTAGTAGATGGTGCTGATGCTGACTACAACACACTCAAGAAGCTTGAAGACAAGATCAAAGCAGCTTCTACAGTAGTGAATGAGAAAGCAGATGGTCATGTTACTGTAGCAGTGACTAAAGGTTCTGATGGCAACTCAGTAGTTACAGTATCAGAGAATGACATTGCTTCTGCACAAGAGACTACAGCAAGCTTGAACAACTTGCTTGAGATTGTAGGTACTCTATACAATGGACAGAAAGATTCTGTTGCTACCGCTACAGACATCAAGAACAACTTGAATGACTTGCTGACAGAGCTCTCTGATCCAGCTACTTACTGGGAAGACTACACAGCTTAGTCTTAATTGATGAGGAATGCTCCAAAAGTCATTCCTCATCTTATTTTTATTAAATCATTAATATACACAGACAATGGGAAACAACTTGAAGATATCAGACTTGCCAATCACATCAAGGATAGATGACGATGCATTGGTTGTTCTGGTACAAGACCATAGCAACAAAGTTGTCACAGTAAGTGAGTTGTCTGACAAGATAAATGAGCGTCAAAATCACACTATAGATCATCTATGGCATGAGATGAAGAGACTGACAAATGCTGAGACCGTCAAGGCAATGTCTAATGCTCTTGCTAATCATGAGTATCGCATAGATGGAATAGAGAAGCTGAATGGCAAGCAAGATGGACAGTTAGTCCAACTGACAAAGTCTATGCAAGACTTAGCTGCTAAGTCATTCGCTCATGATGGCGACATTCGTCTTCTTCGTATTGCTAACATAGAGAACAGAAGAAGCTTAGCTTATCTCAACTGCAGAGTAGATGCGCAGATAGAGAAGGCAGACAGTTACTTCAACACTATCTCTACTATAGAGAAGAATCTAGCTGACTTATCAGAGAAGCATGAAGCAGACTTAGCATACACTTATCAGTATATAGAAGATGCAAGACAGTCTGCAGTAGACAGTGCTTATTCTTATACATCTTATGAAGTAGACAATGCTTGGTCTTACATCAACTCTGCTTATGCTTACATCAATGACACTCTCAACACTTATCTTCATAGAAGCACACAAGAGTATTGGGGTGTAGTAGATGAGATGGATGACTTGTTCACTGCATTTGATGACAATAGAACTCCAGAGTCTACTAAGAAAGATGACAACACTAGCACAACTGGAACATGTGTTCCTGGTTGTGGTTGCTAGAACATAACAACACAAAATAAAAAAGTTTATATATAAACAAATATTATGGCAATGACAGATATCAAGAAGCTTTTAGTTTATGTAAAAGCTAAAGAAGGTCAAGATGTTACAGCCCTCAAGAATCAAGTGAAGACTTTGAGTGGCACTACATTGAATGACCGTGTCTTCTTCATGGCAGACACAGATGAGATCATCACTCATGACCACATCTTTGGTGTGTCTGAAGAGACTAAGAAGCACCTTGCTAATCTTGATGAAGCTATCAAGAAGACCACAGGTGTAGACCTCAAGGCAGGTGATGCTTATGAGATCGTTGATGATGTGACTGCATCAACTATTGCTGCTTATGTAGCAAAGAAGATGGCTACAGTTTCTGCAAAGGATGGCTCTGTAGCTACAGTGACTGCTACTACAGTAGATGCACACACTAACTATGAAGTAGATGTAGTTGTTGATGGCTTGACAGTTGTCAACAATGCAGGCAAGCTTACTTCTGGTTTGCAGTTGGTTTATGCTAACAAGCAAGCTACAGTAGAAGGTATTGAAGCCGGTCATCCAAGCATGTACTTAGCTGACAATACTGGCGCTATCTTCGGAAATGCAGTAGACGTGAATGACTTCATCGTTGATGGCATGATTGAGAAGGTAGAGTATGTTGTTGATGACACTGTTGGTCCTGCTATCAAGTTCACATGGAATACTGATGGTGCTAGTCAAGAGACTTTGATTCCATTGAGTACAGTGTTCAAGCTTGAGCAGATCCATACTGGTACTGAGAACTACTTGTCTGTTAAGACTACAACTCCTACTGGTGCTGATAATCCTCATCAAGGTGATGCAGAAGGTGGCATCTGCTATGAAGTCAATGCTAATGTGAATGCAGTTGACTTGACTGTTGCTACATCAGTAGAGCACACCGAGAAAGATGAAGCTCACAGCATTCCAGAGAGCTATGCTGCTAAGACGGTGTCTGGTGCTGCAGCTAACAACTTTGCTGATGTGAAGAATGAGCTTGCAGATGCTAAGATTGTTGCAGAGAAGTTCAAGGCTACAGATGAGCTCATCGCTGCAGTTGCTAACCGTGCTATTGAAAGAGATGATGCTATTGGTGCTGACATCGACACTAAGATCCAAGAGTTGAGAGATGCTCTTGGTCAAGAAGTTCAAGACAGAACAGATGGCGATGATGATCTCCAGTCTAAGATTGATGAGATCAATTCTGAGTCAGAAGACTTGACAGCACATCCAACATCAGTTGCTGCTAAGATTGCTGCTCTCCGTGACAGCTTGAAGGTTGATGCTCTCTCTGCCGATGTCAAGGTAGGTGAGAACACTATCATGTCAGTTGAGCTTTCTCAGGAAGCTGGCAAGATCAAAGACTTGAAGCTTGAGGCTAAGCTTGACTCACTCATGTCAGAGACTAAGCTTGATGGAATTGATGGTCAAGTGAAAGTAGGTGACACTACTTACTACATCAAGGACATCGACACTATTGCTAAGACACATCCTAGCTTAGTGACAGTGCAAGATGCTTGGCTCTATGGCAAGGCATTGATGACTACAGTGAAGTCAGACAACAGTGAGTACATCAAGGTAGACAATGTTGATGGCAAGTTGCAGATTGTGTACGAGCCATGGGCAGAAGTTCACTCAACAGATGAGCTTGAAGCACTCTATGGTTCTAAGTAAGAGAACTTAGAATCTAGATAGAAAGAGGGAAGGACATCAGTTCTTCCCTTTATTTTTAATTAAAGACAAGACACCGACAGTAAGACTTGTAAAATATCTCATATCTGTTAATCTGTTGGTGCCATTAGACAAATTAACATTTATTTCCATACAAATGGCAAAACTATTCAAGAACATCTTGCTCTCAGAGTTCAAGTCAGAGAAGACACATGATGCTAACAAGATCTACTTCATCACTGACAAAGGAATGATGTGGGCAAATGGCAACTTCTACTCACATAGCACACAAGACACTGTCTCTGGTACAGATGCTAATGGCATCATAGAAGTGCTAGCACCTACAGTTAACTTGACATCTACTTCTCAGTTGACCGTCAAAGGCTTTGACACATCATTGCTAGACATAGACAGATTCACTCTTGTCAACACTAATGACATCAACAACATCATAGTGCTAGGAGACCAGATACAGAAGTTTGGAACTCTCACACAGATAGAGCTATCTAAAGGTGACAGTGTCTGCTTTGTGAAGAAAGGCACTGTGTGGACAGTAGAGATTGCTTATGGTGAGAAGCTCTACATCCCATCACTCATACCTGCTTCTGGAGACACTGGTGCTATCTCTATTGACTCTACAGGTGCATCTACTACAGTGAAGTACAATGACATGAAGGCTTGGTCTGACACCACAGCATTGCTGAATGCTGAGACACTGAACAAGAGCTTCCCTGATGTGTCTATCGGATTCCAAGTTGTATGTGCTAATGTGAACAGAATATACGAGAAAGTGAATGTCTTAGGTGACTGGGTTGCTACTGAGACTAAGTCTGTCACTTTAGGAGGTGGTGCTGCTTAGAAATTTATCATGAAATTTAAGTTATGGATTATTTGATAGGAGACATCATACCACAGATAAATGGATATTGCACTAACACCACACAAGCAACACTGGTACGCAAGCTGACATTCTATGTGACCACTGCTAGAGAGTTCTTCTTGCTCAACACACATGGATCACATCCAACTTCAGACCAGACAGTCAAAGAGTACATCAACTTTGATCCTAATGGATATGTTTGTTGCGTTCAGAATGACTATCTTGATCTAAGAAGTCCTGTTCCTTTTGAGCTTGACATCAACTGGGATGATGGAACAGACATAGATCATGTTGTTGCAACAAAGTCAGGACAGTACTATTATGTGCGCTGGTATTCAGCTAACTCTGACTACTACAAGAAGTACACAGGAAATGGAACTGATGGACAGAAAGATCAGATGATAGCAAGCTTTGGATTCAAGAATCACATCTTTGAAGGAAGAAAGAAAGAGCATGTTGTCACTATGACATTCACTGAAGGATACATAGACTACATCTACTGCTACTACATCACTTTTGGCAAGTTCCCATTGATAGAAGTTCCAGAGATGAAGACTATAAGCACTAATGTGTGTCCTTGTGATGTAGTGAACACAGACAGATTCTTGTACTGTCCTAATCTAGAGTATCTTGGACTAAGAGGAATAGCATCTACTAAGTATTCTAAGTTCCCTGACAGTCTATGGCAGCTCACCAATCTGAAATACTTATTCATTGACTCATTCGTCAACAACACTGACTGTGACACTAATGGAATAAGAAACATAAGCAAGCTAAAGAAGTTGCAAGAAGTGACATTGCACGGTTGCTGTGACAGATACCCAAGAGAGATGTCAGACATTCCTTCGCTCTATTGTGTGAAGCTCACTAACACCTTCAACAAAGACTTAGCTGACAACTTCTTCAAGAAAGACAACATCACATCACTTCCTAGCAACATCACTCAGCTCCTGATAGGTTCTTGTTGGTCTGATGACCAAGCATCTGACAACAACTATTGCTTCTTGCCACAGCTAGATGACATAGAAGACTTGTCTAATCTGACATCTTTAGGAAACTACTATCGTGTGCCTAAAGGCCAAGCCACTGTGCTCCCAGATTTCTTAGACAGAATATTCAACCTGAAGACACTAGAATGCAACAAAGTGTATGGAACAGACTCAACTACTTCTACTACTATAGACTTAGGAATATCGGCATTCTATGAGAGAGCTAAGAAATATGGGTACAACTCTACTTATGTAGAAGGAAACTACAAAGGAAAGAGAAATCCTTGGTATGGCATGAAAATGAACATGTACTCTCAGCCGCAACCAGTGAATCATCGTCCATCTGGCACTTACCAAGCACCTGAAGGATTTGAGAAAGGAGTGTCTGACGGCACACCGGCATCTGCTATGGAGATGATCTATGTGCTTGTCAACAACTACAACTGGACTTTTGTAATAGCTCCTGAAGCAGGAAACAAAAACACTAATCCTGGTGAGACAGTGAAGCCACAGTCATTGTCAGCGGTAAGTGTAGCCAACATAGATGAAGTAGAATCTGACATCACTGACACTATAGACTATGAGACTAACCCAATAGAAGTAAAAGGAAGAATACTGATAGATGACGGGAATGGAAACTATGATGTGATAGAAGGTGACCTGAATGGAACAGACATTCTTGCTCCCGACACCACTACAACAATAGGATTTGAATCAGAAGATATTCTAAATGAGTATTGTTCAGAGAATTCTATACAATTGAAGTAAAAAAAAAATGAATTTCTATGAAACTATTCAAGTTCTATGATACTTATGCTGACTTCAAGTCAGACAAGATCTCTGCAGACAAAGACGACACAACATACTTTGACTTTGCTAATGACACTACTGTGCTTGGCACTCCTAATGTGAAGTACACACAAGTATGCTTTGTTGATGAGAACAGCATGATATTCACTCATGCCCAGAAGTACACATCAGCAGCAGATGCAGGACTGACAGAAGATGACTTGCTCACTCTGTCTAACACTATAAAGAAGTCAAGACCAAGCTATGTGGTGAATGGGCTTAGAAGATATGGAAACTATGACCAGTCTACAGTTCAGATAGTGTCTGATGAGCAAGAGAAGCAAGCATCAGGTGACTACAGCACCAAGTACAATGTATACACTACATTAGTGAGAGCAACTGATCAAGCTTCTTATGTTCCTTTGTATACTACATATACAGATGACAATGGAGATGAGCAGAACTCTTACAGGTACTATGCTAATGGACATGCTGGCCTGATGGGTGTAGATGATGTGAGATGCATGTGGCAGTCATTTGGATTTGTTGACAAAGCACCAGATTCTATAGTTGGATATCTCTCTTCTTCTACTACTTCTGATTCTTCTTATATATATGTCACATCTTATCAGAAAGTAGAAGAAGGACAAGAGTACAACACCATACACAAGAACAGTGATGGATCATTCCAGACAAGAAAGATGTTCGGGAACTGGAAATCTAATCAGACAAAGATAAGTCCCGCTACTATGGTCTCTGCCGGTGTCATGACTGCTGAAGACAAGTCTAAGCTCAACTCACTCTCACTCTTTGGAGACTTCACTGTCACTAACATAAGTGAAGCAAGAACAGTGTCACAATCAAACATACTGAGACAAGACTTTGATCCTAATGGCTCTCCATTCTCTGACACCATAAGCATCAACTTTGACAAAGGTGACTACATACATGTGGTAGCAGACTTGTCAAGTTGCACACTAGAAGAAGATGAGATCCTTGCACTAGGACAAGACATCACATCATGGGGCAACGCATGTCCAGAAGGAAATGGAGTGCTTCACTTCTATCATGAGAAAACTGATGAGAAAGAGACTGTGTTCATCAACTATGTAGACAACAACTATCCTGGAGGACTGAAAGAAGAAGAGATACCTTGCACAGGAACAGTAGACATCAAGATAGGAAGAGATGACTCTGTTCCTTACATCAAAGTCAATGATGTCAAAGTGAACAACAAGATATCTTCTGCTATTCTTGTCATGATGATGAATCACAATATATACCAACTAGGCTCTAACAACACTACTGAGCTTGAGAAGATATCTAATGTGCATTACAGCACCATAGAAGTAGTGAGAGGATCTTACCTGAATGTTCCTGGTGTAGAAGTGTCTATCAACTATGGTGAGTCAGAGAAGTCATTTGTGCTATGGAATGCAACATCATCTTACAATGGACTGATGTCTTCTTCTGACAAGCAATACATTGATAGTCTAGAAGAGACTATAAGTGCATTGCAAGAAGAGAATACTGCACTCAAGAAGCAGATGTCATCTATATCGCTCATAAAGACATATAGCAAGACTGAGACAAAAGGAAAGAAATATACATCAGCCGAGCTCGATGTCAAGTTCCCAGATAGCGGAACTGGATATGAGTTCATTGATGTTGTCAATTCTATCAAGTATGAGAAGATAACAGACAATGATTGGTTGTACTTCTACTTTGGTGATTGATGATTGATGGTGCAGGAGGCCGCCAGGAGTCGCTGGAAGCCGCTGGCGGCCGCGAAATGCCTTAGACTATAAATTATATATCTCAACAAATTTTAAACGCACAGGCGTCAAATTTAACATTTATAAACAATTGCTAAATTTGACGCCATTTTAAGTTAGAATAACATTGTCTATTCCTCTTCTAGCTTCTTCTTGATCTCTTCATTGACTTTCTTAGTCTCTTCTTGCATCTTCTTGATAGTCTCAGGATTGCCATCCATAGATGCAATAGTCTCAGCAAAATCTTTTCTCAAGTCAGCATACAAGTCAGGGCAAATCTCTTCCCAATCTTTGTACAAGTCTTTGTTTCCTTGGTACTTCCAGTCATCAAGGATAGTGCGGATTATATGAAGCTTAGACATCTTCCACTCCAACTCATTGAGATCTTCAAACAACATGTCCATTCTCTCATTGATGTTGTAGTATGTGTCACCATTCTCATCGGATGGGAACAAGTCCTTAGGTGTGCAGAGACACAACTGCTTGATCTGATTCTTCACATCATTCAATTCTTTTCCAGTCTCTTCTTCATCATTCAGAAACTCCTGGTAAGACTGCCAGTTGCTATGCTCAATCCATACTTCTCCTTTGTATGCTTTAATCAAATGTGATACACTCATGATACTTTATTTCCTTTCTATTTTTAGTTTATGAAAAATCCGTGAACAAAGCAAATCTTAGTCCATCTTTGGTGATGAAGTCATGATACTTAGGATCAATGAACTCATCCTTAGCAAATCTCTTGTACATAGAGATAGCCTTTCCATACTCTCTACAATAAGGAGTTCTATGCTCCGGGAATTTCTCATAGTACTCTTTACCGGTCATTGCACCAGACTTCACATACAAGATGTCACCAAGCTCATCATTGATGAACTCATCCCATGTATAAGGATGTCCATACTCATCAACTATCTGTGCTTTGCTAGTGTCAATGAAGTTCTTGATAGACTTGAGATTAGGAACATAGAACTCCATGTTGTTTCCGTCCCAATCGAACACCCATCCACCTGATCTCTTTCCAAGATGAACTACCTGCTTAGACAACTCTTCTTTCAGGTTGTATAAGTCACTGTCTGCATCATATGCATAAGAAGTGTCATTGTCAAGCTTGTCAGCTAACTCTCTCAACTTGTCAGTGAATCTCTTCTTCACTGGAATGATTGCATAAAAATTAGTACCCATAATCTATATTGTATTTAATTGCTTAACCTAATTTCACTTTATCCTAACTTTAGTTTATCCTAACTTTAGTTTAACCTAAGTTCACTCTGTCTCTAGAACCAATCTTGTTGACAACTATCTGTATGTAAGACATGCTTCTGTTAGTTCCATAGTCACCGCCTTCATCCATGTTCTGTATATGTACAACTTCATTGTCATTCATATGCATCAAGTAGCTGTCTCTCAAGCTTCTTCCAGTCATGGCACCATCTTCATACTCTTCAGAGTCACCATCTAACTTCAAGAAGCCATTCTTTCTGCTTATCTCATCTAAGTAAGTGTAACCAAGATAGTCACCACCTTCATCACCATAGTTCAATGTAACCTTCCACTCATCCAATCCACAGTTATGTAAGACAGTAACAACATCTTTCAATGTGAATGTGTCTTTGAAGACTAATACACTATCATAGTTCTTATGTTCTACTATAGAAGCACTGAACTGCATATTGTACTTCTCATTGATGTTCTCTATCTTGCTCTTGATGATTTCAGCTCTTGTCATATTCATAATCATTATTAGTTCTACATTAATTTACATGACTAATATAGAACTAATCTGATTTATTTCAAAGATTATTCTAATCTTTCAAAATATTTTTTCTTAGCTTCTTCATATAGATTCATCATCACTTTGTCTTCCTTCTCTCCTTCATGAAAGTACCATTTGTCAAAGCTCTGCACTTCCCAATGAAGCCCGTGCTGGTACTTGCCATGCCATGGATAAGGCATGTGTGAGTAGTAGATGCAAGCTTCTCTGATCTCATACTTGTTCTGGATAGGACCAAGTCTCATGTATATGTTGTTCCAGTCATCAACATAGACAACTCCATACAGCAACTTGCATTCCTTGCAATAGTCTTTTATCATGAAGTCGTATCCATTCAGATCATCAACATCATCAGGTTCTAGACAATCAAGATAAAGCTTGTCATTATATGGTAGATAACCTTCTTCTTCATCTTCTCCTATGTACTCTGTCTTATTGACTATGCATTTAGTGCCAATGATCTCATTATGCATATCATGTTGCTGATAGAATGTCACATAGTTGAGACCTAGCTCTCTTCTTATCAATGCATCTAACACTGTATAAGTGAAGTGTGTTCCTTCTGGAAGTCTCAGTTCTTGTTGCAATGCAAGATAAGCTTCTGTCTCATCAAACTCTCTATCTTTTCTCTCATTCATGATAATCAGTATTCATTAAGTGATTCTAAGTCTTTCTGGTTGAATGACCAATCAATGATGACACCATTCTTGTCAACTACAAACTCAAGATAGTCACCATACCCATTCTCTTCTATCTGCAAGCAATCAGGAACATATCCTTCTTTACTTACAATCTTGTTTCCATTCTCTTCTGTCAGAACATAGATTCCACTATCTACTATCTTGACATTGATGAAATGAACTTCATGCAAGTCTTCTGGCCAGTTCACTACCTTGCCATTGTCTACATCAATCTTCAGACAGATGCCTTTGTAGTCTTGATTGTATCTCATAGCATTCAAGCTAGGCCATCTCTTCAAGAATGCATCTAAGTCATCATCCATGCTTGCTACTTCATTGACAACATCCATGTCCATGAAGTTCAAGTCTTCTAGGTACATGTAGTCACCAAGATAGCAATACAAGTACTTAGCATTCACTTCTACTTCTTTCACTACTTTCACTTTCATATTATAAGTTCTTTAGTTAGTCTTTAGTTCCCGGCAATGCTAGCCAATAACTGAAATATCCTACTAGCCATACTAAGTTGAATCCAATGAAGAAGAACAATGGAATTAATACGTCTATCCATGACATTGTTGTCACTCCTATCAACTTCAACATCGGCAATATACAGATTCCTATCAATACAAGTGAACCTATCAACAAGTTCACTATCTGTCTCAATATCTTCTTCTTGCTTTCTCTCATATTTAATTAATGTTAATGAAGTTCAATAAACATCGCTTGGCTAAATTTGACGCTGGCGGCCTTGAAATTTGTTCAGATATATAATTTATAGTCTGAGTCATTTCGCGGCCGCCAGCGCCGCCCAGCGACTTCTGGGGATAATCTTTTGATATGATGTTAGATTATCAAAAATGCTTTGCTAAAGTTTGATTAGAAAAGAACATTGCATTGATGCATTTTGCTAACCATTCCACTAGACCTTCATCATAGCTAGCATCATAGTACTGTCCTGACTCAAGCATGAGATGCACCATCTCATGAACAAAAGTCTGCTTTATCTGATTGTCAGTCAAGTTTCTTCCGGAAGGTGTCTGAAGACTGATGTTGATTACTCTCTCTGCAAAGTTGCAATTTCCAAATATCCATTGTGTGTTGTCTTGATCAGAGAAGACTTTCTCATGAAAGCAAACATCAATGTCATCTCCAAACAAGTTGACAATGAAGTCCTCATGCTTCTTTTGCTTAGGAGCTTTCTTGTTAGATGTAGCTTTTGAATTGCCATTCTCGCGTGGAAAGCTAATCTTTGTACCTACTGGAACTACATCTTCTGCAAACACTGTATCATTGAAATCTACTACCTTTTCCATATTCATAATCATTAAAATTTAAACATTATGAATATAGGACAAAAGGTGGAAATTTCAAAAAACTTCCACCTTTATTTATTTTTAATTTTGTCACATCATTAAATGTTCAAGAAATGTGACTCCTTAGTTTCTTGTTCTGGATTATGATTCTCTTCATTTAACTCTACTTTCTTAGTGTCATCTTCATCTGTTCCTTTGACATCTTGGTGAACTTCTTCACTTCCTTCGTTGCCGACCCTGTTATTTGTCTCAAGAAGCTCATCATCTCCTTTGCTGTCTGGATCTTGCTCGGTCTCTTCAATAGTTTCAGGCTCATCTTTCTCTTGCTCATGATTGTCTACATTGATGCTTTCATTATTGTCATTGATGGATTTTCTGTCAATTTCTGTTGGATCCATTGATTTACTCTCATTGTCCATCTGTTCTGTCTTGATCTCAGGTAAATCATTCTTGTTATCTTCTATTAATTCTTTATTATCATTAGGATCATCATCCATTATGTAGTTGCTTACCATTGACGTCATGCAAAGTGCGATGATTGGAAGTAGAGCGCCAATAATGTAAGTCACAATGACTGTTGTGATGTCATCAGGCAAGTCTGTCCAGATGAATATTGGATTCTTGAAATATATCAAGTCATTAGTTGCGTTTGTCATCATGTACTTGTATGATGAGAAGATGTTTCCTATTATCTGCACTAATGTAAGTATGCACATCAATATCCATGGCATCACTCTTCCTCTATCTTTCTTAGATGTAAGCAATGACATCAATACCGCTACTTGACCTATCTCAAAGCAACATCCAAGCATGATAGACATAGGTCCATTGTTTGCTAATCCAAAGAATGCAAAACTATGAAAAAGAGACACAATACCTACAAGAAGATATAGTATCACAAACAGTCCAATGTATAAGTTTCTTTTTGTCAAATATTTCTTCATAACATGAAAATAGAAATCTTATTTAATTAGTTCACTCTTTCTATTGTCAAACACCAAGTCTTTCTCTGATATGTCTAGATTGACCTTTCCATCCATGTACACCACATTCTTGCTAGACTTAGTTCTCTTGAAGATGTTCCATAAGTCATACATCAGTCCATCATCAGAAGTGTTTGTCACATCAAAGTATTCCCAGTCAACTATAAGGCGGAGATTAGTCAATGCATACTTCTTCAGATTCTCTTCACCTTTGTATTGGTCATCTAGTGACTTATCAAAATTGAATGTACAGTGCAATCCGTCTTTAGCATCTTCTTTCTTCTCATGCTCAAATCTAGCATCTATTATATGGTCTGCATTAGTACCAAAGTACTCCTTAGCTAAGTCTTCATCTGTAGGCATTGACTCTAGCATCAAGTCAGACAGATATTGTTGCACTTCATCTTCTCCATAGTCATTTGGCAACTCTATTACTATAGTACCACCATGATTCTGCGGATCTTTGACTTGCCAGCTGGCTTCAAAGTCATTCAATCTAATAGTCTGGTCATTGTCTTCTAAAACAAAAGGAGAGTTCATTGCTAAGCTCTCCTTCAGATATTGTGTAAGTTCTTTCATTGATATGTTCATTAGTTTGTTCCTGCAATAAGTCTCTCATGATGTCTAAATGTCTTTATGATTTTGATTGATTGCTTTGCAAATCAAGTTCATCGCATTCTTAGTTTTTTCATCTAGATGTTCAATGCAATCGTCATCTTTGAAGTTTCCTTCATTTGTTCTACATGACATAGGAAAAACTTCATCATCATCTATCAAGTAGAAGAAATCAAGACTTGCTTGATTAGTGAACATCTGAATGTAAGTGAATGGCTTCATTGCCTTGCTGTCATCAATACGATCTGCTAGCTTCTGGAACTTATTTGCTACTTTATTCCATCCACCTTGCTGTATCAATGACTGACGCAAGAAGCACTGTCTATCACTGTCTTTGTTTCCTGCTACATGCACCAAAGCCTCAAAGTCATTATCAAGATCCCTTATTTGTAAGTAAGTACCAAAGCTATTTTCTCCAAAAGCCGCTCCTTTAGGACCTCCAAAACTTAAGGATTTGAGACGTTGAATTCCTTTCTTGTCAGCATTGTAATATATGCTGAACTTCTCATCATCTTTGCTTGGACCATCCTCATTATTGAACTCTCTTTCTATTTCTTTAGCTATGTTGTCTTTGTAAGCTTGCAAGAACTTCATTGCTCTTGGATCACTTAGCTTCTTTGCTTTCTTAGCTGCGTTGAGATAGGTCTGGCCTTTGAGCTCAAAGACCATGTCACTCAATTTCTCTCTCAAATATTCTGTTATGCTATTCATTGTTTATTGTTTTTTTGCTTGTTGTTGATATTGATAGTGTCTATGATCTTCTTCAACACATAGATGTTGTCATAGTTGTCTGGAAGACCACATGCTTCATCATTGATAGCATCAGTCAGTGCATTGAAGTTGATTCCGCTATCATCAACCAACTTCTTGAAGCTGTCTATGTCCTTCTTAGAAGGAGCTTCAGACATGAACTTGTTAAGTCTAGACAACTCAACATTCCTTGCCCAGTTGTCAAACTTCCATTGCAAGTTGTCTGCATCTAACTGCTCTTTTAGAGCTACATAAGCTCTCAAGTTAATTGTACTCATCTACTGCATTGATAGTCTTGTTGATCTTGTCTAACAAGTCTTCATCTTTCTCACTGAATGCTTTCTTCAATACATCAAGTTCTTTTGCATTGTATGTGTACTGAATCTTGCCACCCATGTGGAAAGCATCAAACTTGCCTCCGTTCAAGAAAGGAATCACACTGCTCTTTCTAGAACCAAGATCAGGACCAGGATTGTTGTCTGTCTTGAACACTGCTATGCAATACTTGTTCTGATGAGTGAGACCTACTCTGCATATAAGTGTGTTGTTCCATAAGTCTATCTGCAAGTACACATTCTTAGTGGCTGATGGTGCATCTTTTACAGTCACCTTCACTACAGCATCTTTGGTGCCTTTGAACTCAGGAACTAGCTCTTCTGTTCCGAAGTCTTTTGCTTTCTCTAATATGTATTCTGATATTTTAATCATTAGATTTTCTTTCCTTTATTTTTTATCACTAGATACAAGTGCTTGTTAGCACTTAGTCCTTGCTTGTCTTCAAGCTTCATCTTCATCATATCATAGTCTGGATCTTGTATCTCTATGACATGGTAATTCTTAGATCCTTCTGACTCTTGATATGTCGTAAATGTCATCTCTTTGTTCTGGTTGTTATTGAACCAATCATCTTTCTTAGGTCCACCATCACTGTACTTGTTCAAGTTGTCTACTATCCACTCTTTAGCGGAGTTCTTGCTAGTTCCAAACTTGCTACCACTATAGTATTCTAAGAAATACTCAAAGAACTTCTTGAGCGTCATCTTCAACTGATAGCGCTCAATAGAGCTCTCTTGTATGCATTGTAACAATGTCTTCATGTTCTATTCTACATAAGAAGTGTTTTGCTCTAAAACTCTATATACTGATGGATCTGCATTTCTACGATCTTCATCATTCAAGCACTCTTTATAAAGAGAGAAGAGCTCAGCAAATGCTTTCTTAAGCTCAGGAGTACGCTTGATATAGTCTAGAATCTTTGAGTTAGAGTTAGAGATCTCAGAAGGATTCTTGAGTGAGTACTTCTTCATGATCTCTTTTGCTTTCATCTTCTCATGACCAAAGAGAGCATTCATAGAGTAGAAGATGTCAAGCTGCTTCTCACTGAACTTCTTCTCTAGCATCTTGATGATCATCTTCCAGAGCTTAGCAATGTCCTGTCTGTCAAGTGAAGCATCTGCATCATCATTAGCATCAATCTTGTCAAAGATAGTCTTTCCTTCATCACCTCCACCTTTCACTTCTTCACCTGACACTGAGTTAGACTTGGTGTTGCGACCAGTTGCTGCTTTCTCTGCTTTCTGCACTGATACAGGAATTCTCACAAGGTGTGACTGATGCTTGATAGCTTCAAGAATGTATATACGGATGTTGTATGCGGCGAATGACAAGAATGTGTACTTCTTTCTTGCTGCTTCTTTGTCTGCATCAAGCTCTGCAGCAATTTCTTCTGCATCTTTGTTCTTGTACTTTCCATTAGCACGTGTATATGACTCACTCTTACCATAGCAGTTCATTGCTCTAGTGAGACCTTCCATTCCTACTGCGAAGAGCTCATCTAATGAGAGACGTGACTTGCCATTGAAGCTTCTTGCAATCTTCCATACTAAAGGTGTGAACTTCTTAGCAACAGCATTTCTTCCTTTCTCTGTGTTCAAGTCAAGAAGAACCTCATCCGGTGCTTCTTTTCCTGATACAATAGCCTCAAACTGATCTTCAGTCTGGAACACAGGGATCTCAATCAGTCTCTTCTTCTTAGAGAGAGTACCAATCCACTTGTAAAGCTCTTGCAACTTAGGATCCTTTGGCTTTCCTTGTGCATAGAACTTCTGGAGACTACCATACTCTTTCATGTATGTTGAGTTGTTAGCGATTAGCCAGTTCACTACATTCTTAGCTTCTACACTAATGAACTTGTCAGTGATAGTCAAATACTTCTTGAGTGCATCAGCTGATGCAAAGTTCATGGTGTCTGACTGGAGCTCAAGCTCTTTCGCTTCTACAACTACTTGTGATAACTTCTTCATTCTTATATATAATGTTTGTTATTTATTAAATGCGTATAAAATATAGAATAAGCTAAGAAAATTTCAAAATAATCATTAAAAAATGAAAGATTTTAGTGTCAAATCCTATTTTTGATTAAGTAAAAATAGCATATTAATTTCAATGTTATACAAGAAATCTCATGGACTTTCATGGTTATGTACTTCTTTGATTCATTCTACTTTGCTATATAAGATATGGATGAGCATCAGAAGTATGTATAGTTACATCACAGACATGTCATACATATCTGACACTTTATATAGTGATGAGCTGAAGATAGTGTTGCAACGTTACTTGCATACTGAGTTTGAGAGAGACTGGGTAGGAAGATTGTATGGTGTAGTCAATCCTTCTATTGACATCAATGGTAACTTAGACATAAGTGGAACTATCATAGAGATAGATGGAAGCACTACTAACAATCTAGAGTACTTGAAGAACTGGATCTACACGCAGATGAACTTGATTGACCAACTCTTCAAGATAAACAAGCTATATGACTATATATCAGTAGATGTGAAGCATGTAGGTCCTATCAATGCAGACAACTACTTGGTAGTGTTTGACGTAGTGTCTAGAAAAGAAATGGAAGTATGGATGAAAAGAACAGTGAAGCAAACTATATTGTATTTAATCATTGCAACAATATGCATGATTGCAATCATATAAACAAATAAATTTGTACAAATTGACTATGGCTAAGAAAAAATTGACAGCTATTCAGAAGAATCAAGTAATCTACAATGACTTTGTGAAGTCACTAGAAGGAAAGACAAAGGAAGAGCTTGCACAGATTGAGCAGGACTTAATCAAAGAAATTGACAAGCATGACAAGAAAGTAGGAAAGACATCATTCAAAGTAGAAGACAAAGAAGCATTGCGAGAAGCAGTAGATGTATTCAGATACTTTATCAACAAACAAAAGGTTAGTTTCCAATATGTAGAAGGAATGCTTGAGCTTTGGAACGCATTCAATACGGATATGGATAGTATACCTTATGCAATTATTGATACTATTCTCATGAACTTAGGCCAGCTTGAGTTTGAAGGTCATGATGAGTGGGAGAAGATCTTGAGGTTCAATGAGTTCACAAAATCATTTCAAGAAGAATATTTAAATCTCAAAAGTAAGACTTATTTGTTGGCAGAAGAACATAGCACGCTTCAGTCTAAGATGGGCATCTCTGATGCTAATGGATCTAATCCAGGAACACAGAAGTAAGAATCTTTAAACTTTATTTTAATTGATGGGCACGCTCATGAATAAGTGTGTCCATTTTTTCTATGTTACAATCATGAGACTAATATGCAATGTGCCAACATGGCAAAAGAATGAGTACAGACTTGTCAATCCTACATTAGAGTATGAAGAAGGTGGAATATACGTTTTGATGTGGAACTTGATAGATGTCAATGATGTACCAGAGACATTCTCACTTGGATTCAATTCAGAAGAGTTAAAACATACCAACAAAGCAACAGGACTAAATCCACTCGATGTCATAGTAGTCAAACTAATTGAAGAGAGTGTCAACTGGATAGTGGAAGATCAAGTGAAGAACAACCCTATCTTCAGAGATGCTAGCATGATGATGAAGAGCAACATGAGGTTAGAAGCACGTCAACATTTCATCAATAACAACAAGACTATGATAGAAAGCATGAAGAACATGTTGAATGAACAATTGAAAGAATACTTCAATAGTACACCTAAAGAAGAGATAGATAGAGAATTTGAGAACACGAAATAAAAGAATCATGGTACATTTTAGATATTCAGACAAAGCAAAGCAGTATGTGTTCTTGAAGATAGACAATCAAGATGACTTGAAAGCTATCAACAAAGTCAAAGAGAAGATGAACTTGATAGATCCAGTTTGCTATTTGAAAACTTATACCGGAGTTCCATTCACTCAAGACTTTCTTTATGAATATGTGCAGAAGTCAGGACAGAAAGTGTGGTATGCATCTATTGGATTGACACAGACTATCTGCAACATATTGAAAGAGAACAATGCATTGTATGATGGAATACAGAAAGAAAGATATTTGACTGACTTTCGCATATCATTAGATGAGTTCAAGTCTATAGTAGATAGTTGGAATCTCAAGTACACTCCTAGACCTTACCAATATGAAGGTGCATACAACATTCTGAAGTACAATAGATCAACATCCGTGTTTGCTACTAGAGCAGGCAAGACTATGCTCAGCTACATTGTATTCAGATATGCAAAAGAGTATCTAGGTGTCCGTAGAATACTGATGATAGTTCCAAGCATAGATCTTGTCAAGCAAGGATATGCAGACTTCAAAGAATATGGTGACTACTTCAATAGCGAGTGTCTTTGGTCTGGTGGTAAGTGTGTTGAGTCATCTGACTTGACAATAGCAACGTTCCAGACACTTGTCAACTACTTGGATAGAGGTTCTAAGAGATACAATCCACACTTCTTTGACGGAAATGGCATAGACAGATGTCCTTATGACATGGTGTTTGTTGATGAAGTCCATAGAGCTAATGCTAAGTCTATCAAGAACATCATAAGCCAGCCATTCATGTCTAATGTCAAGATAGCTTTTGGAATGACTGGAACTCTTCCTAAAGACTACACTATAGAGAGACATTGCATCAATGCATTGCTAGGACACAAGATACAAGAACTCAATCCTAGAGAGTTGCAAGATGAAGGTTACATATCAGATGTGAAGATTACTCAGTGCAGACTTCAGTATCAGAATGAGTGGCAATCTGTAAAAGACTGGATATTGTGTGCAGAGTATGCACTTTCAGTGTTTGATGAAGTGCCTAACAAGAAGAATCCTAAGAAGAAAGATCATGTTCTATTAGAGAATCCACAGTTCTTGATAGCATACAAGAAGAAGCTTCCGCAAGGAATACTTGATGCTAAGTGGAAGATATATGGAGAGAAGAAGCCAGAATCGAGCAAGATGACTGACAATCAATGGCAGCAATATCTTGACTTGAGATACAAGCACTTTCTTCAGATGATTGTCCAAGAAAGCACGAAGACTAATGCTCTCCATATAGAAGCTATGACTATCCATTTCAAGAAGAGAAGAGTAGAATGGTTGATAGCTAAGATAAGAGAATGCTGTCCACACAATACACTCATACTTGCTCAGCATCGTGAGTACATCAAGTATGTATATGAAGAAGTCAAGAATGCATTTTCTGACAGAGAAGTGTTGTATGTGATAGGTGGATCTAAAGATCGAAACAAAGTGAAAGACATAATGAAGAACAACAACAATGTGATAGTTATTGCAGGTTATCAATTGATGTCCACTGGTATCACACTCTCTAATCTATGTCATGGATTCTTGTTTGAGTCATTCAAGTCACAAGTGATAAACATGCAATCTATAGGTAGAGGTCTTGGACTATCAGAGATGAAAGATGCTTATGAGCTATATGATGTGACAGATCAGTTTGATCCTAAGATTGCATCTAATAAGATATATCTCCAAGGTCTCCAAAGAATTCGAATGTACAAAGAACAGAAATGGACTTATGATATAGAAGAAATTCCTTTAGAAGAGTATGTGCACATAGATCCTAGAATAGTAGACTTTGTATATAAGAAGAAACCCATGCTAGAAGAAAAGAAAAAGAAAGAGAAAGTGAGTAAAGGAGCACTTGCTTTTGAAGAACAAGACTTATTTAAATAAAAAATGAAGCACTTAGTGCTTCATTTTATTCTTTAATTTAATTAAGATATCTTTTTGTTTCTTGATAATATTAGGTATCTTGAATAATGACTTAAAAGATGGTTTTTGTTGTATTTCTCTTATTGACTTTTGTAATTTCATCATATCTTTAAGAGAATCTACTACCCCATTTCTTACAATTTCACGTCTCTCTGGTGCTATTTGTCTATCATATCTTTCTTCCATTTGCTTAATGATTAGTTCAGCTATTCCCTCAAGATCACTATCATCATCTAATCCTTGAATCAAAGCAGACAGTTCCAAGTTAGTTTGATCATCTAATGCTTCATTCAATGATTCATTCAAAAAAAGATGTTATGTGCTCCATTTTTTTAATTTAATTAATTAAAAATAAATAAGACTATTTAAACAATGTCTTGATGTAGTTCTTAGCATCATCATTAGTCAAGTCATCAACATCAATGTTGCCACAGAGATCTATCACAATCTCTAAGTCTGCTGCTAATGACTCTCCTGTGTACTTTGAGTTGTCATACTCTTTGGAAACTGGAATGCTCTTCTTTCCAATTTCATTCAACTTATCTATAGCATCTGACAATTGTATCATTGACTTTGACTCAGTCAGCATCTCATTTAAGTTCTTCATTTTTCCAAGTATATTAATAAATAAAAATAGAATTCCATTGTATGTTGTTGAACTTAATCAAGAAGTCTTGGACTTCTTCATCTTCTAGTTCATCTACTTCAATGTCAGCATTCTCTTCTAACATATCTTCTAGTTTTGTTGTTACTTCTGCCAAGCACTTGTGTGCTTCCGTTCCATTATGGTAACCTAGATTTGTCTCAGCAAATGCAGACAAGATATCAGCATTCACTAGAGTGTTTATGTTCTCAAATACTTCTCTTACTTTCATATCTATTATATGTTATTTTATATGTTATTCAGTCGGTTCTTCAAGTTCATCATTTCCGAGAATGTAGTCTTTTTGGTCTAGAACTTTGACTGTGTACTTCATCAAGTCATAGTCATAAGAATGTTTCTTCATCACTTCCATCAACTGAGACAAGAACATTCTAGAAGATTCCATTATCTCAAGTGCTCTGTCACAGAAGAAGAGATAGTGCTGAGTGTAAGCACCTTCACCTCGGAAGTTAGCAGAATTAGAAGAAAGCTTGTGGACAATTTCTAATATAATCTTAGAGATTGCAGGATTAGAAGCATTATCAGAATTAGCTTTCAACTGAGAAATGATGCAACCAATTCTGAAACTAGGTACTGTAGAAGCTGATGTGTTGTAAATGTTCTTTGTCATAATCTTAATCATTAATTTTAAACATTCATAATATAGAACAAAGCAAAATTATTTCAAATAAATGATTAAAATAATTTTGCTTTGCTTAAAATGTTCATAACTAAAGAACAGGGAAACAAGTGCTTCCTAGATTGAACTTGATAGTGTCAAGCAGCATCTTGACATGATGATATTCAGATTCTTTAATGTCAAACAATGATATGCAGTTTGCTTCATCATCAAAGAGCTCAGACATAGACTTCCATATAGCAGTAGCATGGTCAAAAGCAAGCATGTCTTTCTTCATTCCAACTAACGATACCCATTTTGCATCCATTGCATCATCTTGACCTTTTATGATACCTTCAAAGTCATCATGGACTACTCCACTGTATACTATAGAGATGCATCTCTCTCGTGGATCTCTACCTTCTTTGGTGAGTGCACAAGTCTGATATAGATAACTTAAGCTCAAGTTAGTCTCTTCTTTTAGCTCACGGATGGCACCAGACATAGCTGATCTGTCTTCTAGATCTAAGAATCCGCCAGGAAGAGCTAACTTACTTTGATAAGGCTCATTCTTGCGTGTGATGAGCAACACTTTAGGATTCATAGGATCTTTCAAGTTGAAGATTACATTGTCTACTGTCACTGCAAAGTGTGGATATTGATATGTATATTCCATTGTCTTTATTGTTTTGTTCGATGATAAAATAGAACATAACTAAAAAGATTTCAAAAAATGACGCTGGCGGCCTTTAAAATCTTACCCTAATATAATTTATATCTTGAGCTATTTCACGGCCGCCAGCGGCGCCCAGCGACCCCTGGCGGCATCTTAGACAACATCTATAGAATTGATGAATTCTTTTGCAGATTCTAGATTCCAAAACTCATGAAAATTTAAATTGTTTCTTCTAGCAGTTTCTCTTTTCTTGACATCAGATACTGTCCATGTCTTTATTGCATTACCATAGAACTTATGTCCTTCTTCTACTTTCTTCTTCCAACATTCTAGTATATGTAAGTCATCTTTATTAGAAGAAGAGAAAGGATGTTGTCCATGAGTCCAAATACCTTGCAACTCTATGAAACAATCTAGTTCCGGAATATAAAAGTCACAACAGTAAGGATATCTTTCTTTGTCTTTGTATTGTCTATTCACATTAGGAAACTTTTCTTTTATGTATAAGTAAAGTTCTTCTTCTGGCTTAGAAATATTGAATGAGTGATTCTTCTTCTTGGTATTGTATATTTTTTGTTTTACTTCTTCAGTACTTAATTTGTTTGATAATTTTACTTGAACTTTGTTGCATTTCATTGGACAATCTACACCATATTTCTCTAAAAAAATTTTCTTAGAATCTATTCTAAATTTTTCACTTTGCATATAGTGTTCAACGCCATATTTTATTTTTTGTTTATTCTTTGCCTTCTGTTGTATTTTCTTAGATTGTAAAGGCATTTCTACCCCATATTTTTTAATATTTGTTGCTTTTATTTTTTGTTGCGCATTTTTAGACCAACCTCCATTAGTGATACCATATCTATGTAGACACGTTTGCTTAATTTTTGTTTTTATGCTTTCATTTTGAGCAATATTATCTACACCATATTTTAATTTGATATTTTTCTTTCTATTATCATTAGTATTTTCATAGCTGCATTTCTTTGAACAGTATGTGCTATATATCCCATTTCCTCTATATGTGATACTTTTTCCACAGTTTTTACAAACAGGCCTTGTTTCTATGTGCAATTTCATTCTATCTAGAGATTCTCTAAAAGAACTACTATCATTATATCTGCTTTCAATATATTTGACAATGTTAGGATAACAAGACTTATTTAGTAAAAAATGTCTGCTAGGCCTAGTTTTTGGATATATTATTGAAATTATGAAATCGTCTGTCATATTCCTTTAAATGCCTACCTTATTTTATATAAGATAGGCATTTGCTTTGCATATTGCAGTCTATTCCTTACTTGCTTCCGATAGGATAAGTCACATCTGCAGTAGAAGAAGTACCACCCGTAGAAAGATCTTCATCCCAATAGTCACTTCTGAATGTGACAGCGAGCTTGGCAGGTTCGTTGTCCGTATAGTTCAAAGTGTCAAGTCCGGTTACGCTTGTGACCATCACATCATGGAATCGATAAGCCCTAAATACGTCTCCGTTCCTATTAGCTTCAGCGATTCGCAAGTTGTCAGCAATGTACTCTGCTTTCAGAGTGCGAGTACCATCAGCTAAGTTGTAGCCAAGCTTCTCCCATGCTTTGAAGATGCGAAGCAACCAAGCATCAGTTGCGCTCTTGATGTTCAAGTTGAAGTTGATAGTCACTTCAGCATAAGTGTTGTCAAGAGTTGGATTCAAGAAGCTCACATCCACTCCGAAGAACTTCTGTGAACCTGCTTGCACAGTCTTCTGCAATGCATCCAATCCACTAACATCAGTCACTTGCTCTGTCATGTAAGCCTCATCTTCACCTGTTCCTTGCAATGCTGCAGGCAATGTGAAGTACACTTCATAGATAGCACGGTGCATAGGATCATATCTGTTTGCACCAGACTGAGTGTTCATCACATGAGGAAGGTGTGTCTTACCGTAGTCAGGTGTAGTGAACTGTGTTCCATTGTAATCTTTATATAAACTAGCCATATATATTAGTTATATTATATACTTTATACTTTTGTAAAGAGAAGAGAGAACTGTGTTCTCTCTTCTTTGTTTTCTATTCACCTTGAACAGATGAGCGCATCTGACCATTTCTGTACAATGTAAGCTCATGTACCATCTTGCCCATTCCACGACCTGGCTCAATGTGAGTTGACAAGATTGCCATCTCATTGTCAATAATGTCAGGAGTGTTGTTAGAGCTGTCCATGACATTCAAGTAGTCATTCAGTCCACCATTTGCCTTAGCACGAGCGCAGATAGCATCTGCGCGGTCTTTTATCTTGTTGCGTACTGTCTGATTGTTGAATTCCCATTGATATGACTGAAGGATGACCTCTACTTCATCCATCAAGTAGATGACAAGCTCTCTCACATTGACTGAGCTGAGTGCAGACTTAGGAGACTGCTTAGCTGTCTGGTTTGCGTTGATGAATGTACCAAACTTGCGATGGTAAACCATGCAATTCACACCCATTGGCTCAAGCAAGTCAAGCTCATCACGTGAGTAGTTGTAGTCAGGACCAATCAAGCCAGAAGCGGTGATCAGACCATAGTTAGGACCTGCAACAATATCGTATGGATGACGTCCATTGTACTTCTCCATGAACAAGTTAGAAACAAGACCTGCAGAAGGAACAATAGAGTCGATAGTTCCATCAGATATCTTCAATGGTGAGTAGAATGCTACAAAGCTAGCACCTTCATCATTGCTAGGCAATGTGAATGCAGTTGTGTGAGCTTTCTTCTTGTTGTAGCCATCTACTACATACTGGGCATTGAACACACCTTTGTCATCAGTGAATGATGAGTATGGACAACGCACGAATGTCTTGACTGCAGGATAGTTAGCGATGCAGAATGCAGACTGCTTCTCTTTGCAGAGATAAGAAAGAACTTTCTTCAATCCAGCATCAACATAGCTCTCGAATCCATCAACAACATATCTGAAGTCTACTTCTGCTTTGTTGAGCAATCCGGTGCGAAGACCTTTGTACTCAGTCAATGCAGACAACTGATAGTTCTGCCAGTTGAGCTTAGCACGCTGTGATGTGCCATCTGGCTTAGGATTCTCATATGTGTAACCTTCAAGATAGATAGGAGACATAGTACCAATCTCTTGGTTGAGACCTCTATTGATACGCACAATGTACTCAACTACACTAGGATCAATATTGACACCTACTCTGTCAATGTACTTAGACACTGCATACAAGATAGGCTTGTCACCATCAACTATCACATTTGTTCTCAAGTGCATCTCTTCTTCTACTTGTGTACCAAGCTCTGTCACTCTATGAACAGTTGTAGTAGTTGAGTTGTACTTCTTAGCTTCGTCACCAGTCAATGTCTTGTATACATCATCTGTCACACCAAACTTCTCAGCAAACTCTTCTTCAGTCATAGGCTGACCATTGTAAGAGTATGGGAACTTGTCAGTGTGATACTCAGAAGCAACATAGCCTTTGACTGAGCCATCATATACAATGTGATCTTCATTCACATCAATCTGATAGCTACCACCTTCACCTGCTACACTTATCTGTGTGTTCTTCGTAGCATAAGTCCAACCAATCTGAGCTTTAGCACCATCAACTACCTTCACCATGTTAGTGATGTCAGTGCAGTTGTCATCTTTAGCAGCAGCTTCTTTAGCAGCAGCTTCAGTCTCAAAGATAGGCTTCTCTACACTATAGATGAATGTGTAAGTCTTGTTGTCAGTGTTGATGTGACACTGAGCTTTAGCAGCAGCATTCAACAGAACATACTCAGCAGGAGTAACTTGATAGCCAAACTTGATCTTGCTTACTTTGAAGAGAGCTTGTGTAGCAGCATCATACTGATTCCATACTTCTGAGCTCACTGACTTCTCGATAGCAGCAATGAATGTGCCTTTGTACTCGTAAGGCTGCCATCTTTGCTGATACTCAGTCACATCACCATTCTGACGTAGTCTGAATGACTCTTTGTAGAACTTCTTGTATTCCTTTTGCTCAGTCTCAGTCAGTGCATCCCATGTCTTAGAAGAAGCTTCTAAGTCTTTTGCAAGCTGATCATCACTCTTCAACTTGTTGTACTCATCACCTGTGATGTCAGAGTATTTCTGATTCTTAGGAAGAGTAGCATATTGGTCGGAAGTGATAATCTGGTCTTGTGAAGAACCATCTGACTCACCTGTGTAGTTTGCAATCTTTCCTGTGAACTTCACATAGTTGCATTCTACATTGTTGTATGTTGTAGTACCTGTTTCTTGTACATAGCACAAGTCATAGAAACCATCATTCTTCTCATCATCGTAGTCACCATCGCCATCCATGTCAACAGTTGAGTCTTCTGCTAAGAACTGATCACCTTTCTCTAGCATAGCTAAGAGTGAGTTGTCAGAAGTAACAGGTGAGACAAGCATCCATGTGTGAGCATCAGTAGCACTAGCACCGTCTGCAGGCACAATCTCCCAGTCATTCACACGAGGAATGAATGTGACAGAAGATCCATATACTGCCCATGACTCGGTGTCATCACCTTCATTGACAAGAACTTCACTGTTCAAGTAATGACGCTTAGTAGTGATATATACATCTTCAATGTTGCACTTCACTGCATTAGTAGACAATGCGATGACATTGTCAGCAGCAGTCAAGTCACGAGAGATACTACGAATCACTCTCTTAGGACCTTCAATGTCTGTAGGCTTAGCATAAGCTTCAGAGTGATTATAGAATGTACCTAGGCCTGACTCATATCTAACGATGTTGTTGTCATCATCTCTATATGCTGCACCAAGAGCAAGCAATATCTGATTCACATCAGCATTCTGGACTGAGCTGAAGTCAACAGTCACTTTGTCAATGCTACCAATAGCACCAAGAGTGATCTCTGTGCCATTCACTGCTTCTACATACATAGCACCAGTGATTTTCTTCTTGTTAGCATAGTCTAAAGGATATATCATCTTGTCACTTCTGTTGTAGAGCGAAGTAGTGAACTCTATCTTGTCAGTAACAACAGGAGCATTCAGGTTGCCAAGCAATGATGTAGTAGTAGGAACAGTAGTTCCATCAGCAGATGTTTGCACACCTTTCCAAAGGTCAGTGATGCAGATGATTCCAGTACCGTATTGCTTGTATTGCTTAGCTAAGTCATGAGAACGGTGTCTGTTCTCCGGAATTGTCACATCAGTAGAAATCCAACGAGCACCAGACAAGTCAATGTTAGCAGTGCCATCCTCATAAAGCATGTCTTCATTGAAGCTCATCATCATATGGTGTGCATCACTATCCTCATTGAATAAGATGTCAAGAGACTGATATGTGCCATACTTGTCAGTGAACTTAGGAATCAAGCAACCAACATAGTGACCTATTGCGTTAGATGACTCATCTGTATATAGATAGTCAAGGGTGTCAACAAAGTCACCAAAGCTATCCTTCACAAAAGGACGAAGAGTGAGAACACCATCTTTGTTCACTTTGAAGTAGTTCTTCAATGTGTCAGATGCAAGCACTTGCTCGGCAGTGAACTTACCACCAAACACATATACTTCAGCAAAGAATGCAGACATGAGCTCATTCTCATATCCTTCCAAGAACTCAGGAACATCTTGGCCATCATTCTTGTACCAATCAGACACAGTCACATTGTAACCTGATACCTTGCTTCCACAAGCCTTTCTGATGAATATAGAGCCTGAGTTTGCTTTCACATCTGTAGTAGCGATGTTGATGTACTCTGCACCACGAACATCATTGAGCTTCTCTGGATCAAGTGACCAGAATCGAGTAGTGTCATATACATCAGCTACTGGAATCTCGACAGTGTCTAATGGGCGCTCAGCATTGAAGTTAGTGTCAATCTGCACACCTGTCACCTTCTCATCGTTGAACTTCTTCAAGTTCAAGCAGAGAATAGGGGCAGTAGTAAGCATCTGGATAGCAGTGCGATGGAAGAAGTTTCCTCTACGCTCTTGTGTCTTGTTGATGCCTCCATACATGCTGATGAAGTCTGCTGCACTAGTGATGTAAGTAGGAATGTTGAATGGACCCTTGTCAGAATAACCAACCAACAATCTCAGTGTAGTGACATCTTCATTAGCAATGACTGACTTATCAAACACGACTCTGTAGATACCTGCGGATTTGATATTCTGTAAATATACAGGAATTGCCATATAGATTTATTTCGAAATAAATTTGTTAAAAAGTCATTTTTTCATTTGATTAAAAATAGCCATAAAGTATTGAATAAGGTATAAAACATATCCTATATTATTTTTAATATAAGGGAAATGAAATAGATGTCATCAAAACATAGATTATTACAAAGAAAGATAAATAGAATATTAAAAAGAAAAGAAAGAAGGCCTAGTCCAATCTTTTCTAAGGTAGAGTATTCTAGTAGATATGATTGGATGTTGCTGAATATATTGTTTATTTCTCCTCAAAAAATATCTGCTAATAGGATAGCACAAATCAACAACGGAAAGTTTCCTAATGTAGAAAAATACATAATAAATCGTTATTCAGATACACATTCTATAAATGAAAACATATATAGAATGAAAAATCATATTGAGACTATTCCAACTTGTCCAGTATGTGGCAATCCAACAACATATAAAGGACAAGGAAGGTATGGTGTATGTTGTTCCACAAAATGTTCTAATAACTATGATGTTGTAATAGCTAAGAGAAGACAAACTACATTATTGCACTATGGTGTAGAGTTTCCTTCTTCTTCAGATGAAATAAAAGAAAAAATAAAAGAAACATGCATCAAGAAATATGGACAAACTAGTTTTCTTACTACTAAAGAATGTAGAAATACTATGAAAGAAAAAATAGGAGTGGACTATCCTTTTCAATCAAAAGAAATATTAATCAAATGCAAAGAAACATTGATAGATAAATATGGAGTAGACAATTATGCTAAGACAGATGAATGTGCTAAGAAAATCAAAGAAACTTGCATAGAAAGATATGGCGTAGATTCTTGGTCTAAGACTATGGAATTCAGAAAAATGATGCATAATAACAAAGATTCAATCAATGATAAAAGGTTCCATACAAAAGAAAGGAATGGAACACTACATACTTCTTATGAAGAACAAAACTTATATAATGAATTGAAGAAAGTTTATCCTGATGCATTGACACAATATAAGTCCGAGACATATCCATTTTTATGTGACTTTTATATCCCTTCAGAGGATTTATATATCGAGTATCAAGGTTATCCTAGTCATGGTAACAAACCTTACGAAAATACTATTGAAGATAACTTAATATTAGAATGTTGGAAGGAAAAGAAGTATGAAGGATGGATATATGACTGGACAAAAAGAGATATAATGAAAAGAAATTGTGCAAAGAAAAACAATCTTAGATGGATAGAAATATTCTATTATGATGTAGATGAGTTAATGAATATCGTAGAAAAATATTTGACTAACAAAAAACAAGGAATTTTATCTATATACAAAGACAGCAAAAGAGAAGACCATTGAATGATCTTCTCTTTTTATGTTCTGTATTTCTAAGATTCGACTTAGATAAGATCGAACTCTGAAGAAACTGTGAAGGTATAGTAACTCTTCTCTGGGAACCATCCCAAGTCTGCAATTGCGAAGCGCGAATTGAGCAACATCTTCGGAGCCATCGTGCCTTCTGCTATAATTTGTAATTTTTCGGCTAAAATGTATGGCATGAAAACTACGCCCGGTTCGTTGCCAGAACCCTTGCGACCTACACAGATTCTAGTGTCGTTCCAATCCATGTATGGATCAACGTAAACTTTCAATCCAGCCAATGTACCTGCTTGATACAAGTTAGAAGTAACAGACTGTGTGAATGTGTTCTGCATTGGAGCAACAACATACTGACTGCAATCCTGGAGAGCAGTAACAACTTGAGTATTTGTCACAACCCAGTTAGCAGGACCTCTACGACCCGATACATTGATCAAGTTAGAAGCAGCAAGCACACGAGATGCAATACGACGTTGACGTGTGTGCAAGTTCTCTGCAGAAGTGTTCACTTCAGTGTTCTTGATAGTACCCCATGTATCAATCAAGTCAGTACCATAGATGTCAGTGAACTCCTTGATGTTGCCGCGGAGAGATGCCATGTTAGAATCCTTTGTACCCATGTAAAGGTTCAAGTCAACACCTTGATAGTTCTTCAAGTTCTGAGCATTTGTAACACCGAGACGGAACACATGCTCAATGATACGTGCATTGATAGACTGAGTAAGCTCATTCTGGCAAGCTTCCATTACCTTAGAAACTGCATCTACACCATACAATGGGAGATCTTGCAATTGCTGACGAGTAACAGTAGCAGTAACTTCATAGCTACCAACAGTAATCCACTTAGTGAAGAGACGTAGACCAATCACATTGCCTGTGCCAGTCTCATTCTCTGCACGAGTCATAGCTTCTTTCTTGCCAGTTGCGAAGTTAGCGAAACCATCAATGAAGTCAACCATTGTCTGGGCAAAGTCAACACGTGCAGTCTTAGCTAAAGCCTCATCAAGAGCAATAGCATTGTCTGCTTGTCCGTCAAGACCTTTGTCAGTGAATGTCACACCAGATACAGCAGCACCTTCAAAAGCTTCAACAAGTGAAACATTCTCATCATCTTTCTTTACATCAATGACCTCAAAGATAAGACCGCCATCCATTCTACCAAATGCCTTGAAGATACCGCGTGTCTTGTAGTCACCTACAGTCATCTCAAAGATCTTGCCTTCAGTGAATGCTTTAGTGTCACGGAGAGCAGCAATAGCAGAACCGCTAAGCAATACCTTGAAGTACAATGGCTTGTTCTCACGACCTTCACCGCGACCATCAAGACCTGCAATCTCATTCTTGCGGCCGAGCTTACCGCCTGCATATGGGAAGTCCATGTAAGACATCATTGACCAAGGAGCCTTAGTAGGAATGACTGGTACCAACTCAAGACCAATTGTCATCAATGCAACGTTCAACGACATAGGAAGTGTAGAAACAGGAATGTCACCACTACCTGGCGTCTGATTGAAGAAAGCAGATGGATTGATACCTGCAGTGCCATCAGCACCATGAGGACCGCTTGGAGCAGCTACATTGCCAATGCCAAGAGTATTCAATGGAGTAGCATACATAGGCTGCACACCACCATTAGCTGGCATCACAGCATGAGGAACTACACCTGCTGGAGTTGCAACAGCTTGGCCGCCAATAGCGGCTTCATGAATTGCATGGTTATTTGCGTACTCAGATACCCAGTTCAACTTGCTAGCGTCTTCAACATGGAATTGCTCTGTAAGCATCTTAGTCCACATCTGTTTGTTCTGATTTTCTGTAATCAACATGTTATATTACTAGAAATATGAATTTGTTATTTCTTCTTTTCTGAAGATAATTTATATAGATTTTGTTAAAAATAAATCTGATATTGAATGAAAGGACAATTAAAGTCCTCTCATTCTAAGCATTTGCTGTGCTATAGCAGTAGCATAGTTCTCTTGCACATTCTGATTCTTGTTCTCATTCACATTCTGATTAGCATTGTTCTTGTCAGTGAAGTCAATGCTTGCCCAGAAGCTTTCCATCACACCTTCTTTAGTGAAGTCATATGCACGAGACTGAAGTGCAATCATGTCTTTCTTTGCATCACTCAATCCTTCAAACATAGGACGATACTCATTAGGCATGTTAGCAATAGCATAGCAAGTAGCATACTTGCCAAGTTGCTTCTCTTGCTGTTCTCTCAACATCTTGATCTTGGCATCTTCATTGTCAGTACCTTTCTCAAGCATCTCAAGCATCCTGTCAATGTTGTCAAACTTGTCATTAGACAATGACTCAAGATACTCAGACACATTAGTGTTGATCTTGTTAGTCAAGTCTTTGCCGAACTGCTCGGTAATCCAATTCTGTAGCTCTCCACTATAGTTCTCAACAATCCACTTCTGTACTTCAGGAGAGTATTGCTCTACTACCCATTTCTGTACTTCAGGAGAGTATTGGGTGCAAACTGCTCACATACCCAATTCTGCACCACAGGTGCAAACTCTTCAGATACCCACTTCTGCACACCATCAGCCATTTCTTTAGAGAACTCAGGCTTGAACTCTTCTTTGATCCAGCTCTCTATAGCATCATAGTTAGTAGGATTGAGATCTGCAATCTGCTCAGTCAATGCTTGGATAGTCTCTTCTTTTTCATTGATTGACTCCTTAGCTACATGAAGCTCTGCCTCAAGGCTCTCAACTTTCTCACTAAGCTTATCAATCGCTTCTTTCAGGTCACTCATGTTTGTATTTTGATCTTTGTTATCTTTATCTTTTCCTTCTTCATCCTTCTTAGGATTCTCATCATCTTCAAGTATGACTGCACACATACTCTCATTCAATGACTCAAATTTCTGATTCTCTGAGAGATGAAGTGAAGCTTGACTGAATCCTGGGGTACCTACTAAGTCATAAGTCTTGAGCATAGTGAGTGTCACATTGCCACCTTCATCTATAGAACCTAATGCACGAGAACTGATATATAGAGGAACACCTGCCTCAACAATTGCTTTAGCATTGCGACCTTTCTCTGTGTCGAGCAACACAACAGTACCAGTAACAGTACCATCTTCATGCATTTCAACACTCTCTATCTTGTGCGATACATTGTTCAAGTTGATGTTCATTGAGTTTGGATGCTCGAGCTCTCCTAGACAACCTTCTGTTGCTATTGTCTTCTGCAAGCTCTCAACCATCTGACCATAATTCTCTTTGCTGTATATTCTGTTGTTGCCATTCTTGATACCGCAAACACCAAATACACCAGAAAGACGAATTTCATTGTTGTCCAGAGATTCCTTGACTTTCATTGCAGTTATGTTGCCAAGTGTCTCATATACTAGACATTTCTTTGCCATTCTTTTATTGATAGGATAATTTTATTCCTAACTTATATAGGATAAATGTTACTTAAAAATAACAGAAGTAGTAAGCCTCTACCAATAAAGAATTCTATTTAATAATAACTAAATCAAAAAAGACAATTCAATTGAATTGTCCTTCATATAATCTTATGCTTGCTTTTGCTCTTCTATTTCCTTCTTTGCTTTTCTATTGTTTAGCATTGCTGTCATTTGCATGATGAATTCTTTAGAACCTTTCACAACATACTTGCCATTTCCGTCTTCTTCTTTCTCTTTCTCTTGGAATGTCTTGTCACACTCTTCTTGCATTTGTCTGAATATGTCTTCTAGTCTAGACACAACATCATCAAGTTGCTTCTGTATAGACAATGTAGAATTTTGCAAAGAAGTAAGTGACTGATACAATGTTGACTTTGACATAGAAAGCGCTATAGCCATGATGATGCTATCTTGTGCTTTCTCATTGATGGTGAGCATCTTCAACAGCCTACGTACATTCTGCATCTCTGTGTAAATTTTATTTGGAATGTAAGGATGTGACTCAAGGTAAGTAGGGTCAAAATAATAGTTAGATAGTCGCTCTACTATAGTCTTAGCTTGAAATGCACTGTCTTCTTCTACTTGGTGCAAGTCAAGATCAAGCTTAGGCATCTCAAGCTCTTCATCTAAGTCATCCGTCATGACTGGATCACTATCTCTCAATAGCTCATCTATGTTGTTAGATCCATCTTCATTCTTGTATCTGTCTTTTACATTCTTTGCCATTTAGTCATAGTCACTTATTTTTTCTTGACTTGCATCTTGATGACATTTCTTTCTTTGATGATGTAAGTCTCTTTTATCTTGTCTTTTATATCCGGGTTGCCTTTGTAACCTCTTGTCTTGATTGTCACATTTGCATCTTCATCTATAAAAACTACTTCTCCATAGATAAGTACTCTATTCTTAGATACAGTCTTCTCTGTTCCTGCTAAGTTACCTACTTCTATAGTGTTGCCAAAGATATCAATTGCCGTGTTCATGTTGTTCATATAATAATCATTTTTAAATTTACATGCTAAAAATAGGAAAGTCAAATTAAATTTCAAGCAAATACTAAAATAATTTATCCTATTCCTGATCCTTGATTGCTTATGATAGGTCTAGCAGCATCATTCACTATCAAGTGTTGGTGTGTTGGATATTGCTGCAACAACACAGACATGTCATCTATATATGTGTCAAAGACTTTTATGTTAGTAGCTAGTCCGGTGAATCCATTGAATATGATTTCTTTCTTTTCTGTCTCTTGCATCTCAATGTTCCATTTCTCTACTTTATGACATACCGGATTATCTATGTCAAACATATAGTGGATTGGTCTGAGCTTGTACAATGGCAAGTCTTCATTGTGGACATACTTTGCTATTCCTAGTTCTGAGACATTCAGTTTCTTAGACCATCTCAACCAGATGAAGTAAATGTTGTCATCTATAGAAATAGAGGTGTTAGGCATTGAGAAAGTCAAAGATGGATCTTTAGGAACTGTCACTTTTATTCTTCTATCACTTATATCAATGTGTATAGAAATGTTTCCTATAGAAATTAGATCAGTGTCATAGTCCATAGATCCGTCTATCCCTATTATGAAGCTAGCGCTTCCTTCATCACCACAATACTTTCTCTGATATATTATCTTGGCTCCTATAGTAGACAGCAAGGATGGATTGAACTTGTATGCATGATTAGAGATGACAGTGGCTTTAGTGTATGTCTTGAACTCTACTAGCTGCACTGACTCTGTAGTGAGATACTTTCTAGTAGCATCAGACATATATATAGGGTATGCATTATCAGGACAAGGAATAGGTGTGTCTGTTCCTTCATTGCCACTATCTACATTCTCTTGATCACCAAACAAGTCATCATACTTATTCTTCACTAGATTGTCTATAGTGTCACTCATGTCGCCTAAGTTGACAGAACCTTTCTCCTGATACTTCACTAGCGCTAGCTTGAATGTTGTGCTCATCCACATCAATGATCCATTCTTCTCATCATAAGCTTCATTGACCATCCACATTCTCTTCATCATAGGAATGTATATCAAGTCACCTTCCATTGGATATGAGTCTTGCCCGAATGCGGTTGCAAACATTGACTTGCTTATCTCTGTCTCCCAATCTGTCTGCCAGTCTAGACCAAAGTCACTGAACTCCGGCTTGCTAGATGGCATCTGTCCATCAGTGACAATCAGCTTTATCTGCTTTATAGAATCAACATTCATCAATGTGTACTCTTTGAATGTCAAGTCTCTGGAAGTAGAATCTGGCTTAAGCTTGATGTAATATATTGGAATTCCTATCATGCATGAGACTGAGTCTGACAATGCTTGCTGTAGCTCTAGAGCAGAAGAAAGTCCTGCATAAGGATTGTACTTGTTCTGATTAGAATCTGAGCAAGATGGCAACTGCAGTCCTGATGAGATAGAAGTTGAGTAGTCAAGACTATTTCCTTCATCATCCTTCACATCACTGACTATTCCTTTCACTTTAAGCTTCACATAATAGTCAGTAGAAGCATTCAGCAATATTCTGTTAGCATCATCATAAGAAGCAAAGCATGACCAAGTCACACCATCATAGCTCCAGCTTACTTCTAAGCAAGATGGGCTATATGGGACATTGTCACAACCTATCACAGATATAGATGACAAGTCATTGATAGCAAGAGTCAAGCTGACTTCTTGTGCAGGCATGCAACTAGAACTAGAGAATTCCATCATTCAAGCAATATTGATTGATTAAAAATTATCCTCCAGCAAGTGCCTTTATCTTAGGATTAGGATGATAGTATGCATCTGTGTATCGCTTAGCTGAGCCTGATGCAGTCTTTCCTAGACAGATTGCTGCTTCTGCTGTTCTTCTATCTGCAAGACCTCTCACCACTTTGCCTTTAGCTGTCTTTACCATTCTAAGACATGCTTGTGCAGCATCTTGTGCCGTCTTCACTCTTCCCCATCCTGCATTGATGAAGTGCCCTCTTCCGCTCCAGATGCAATCTACAGCCATGTCTTTGCAAGGCTGAGGCAATGTCTTCAGTGCAGGACATATACTCAGTGCGTCTTTAGAAAAAGCAACTACAGTCTTAGACCAGATAGCTATTATCTGCTTAGCAGTGAATCTCACTCCTTGTCGTATAGACTTGTCTACTGAGTTAGTGAGGCCTGGTCCTACTGTAATCACACCACCTCTATCTATTCCTGACTGATTTCCTGCTGTTGCATCTGTTCCTACAGTTCCCATGAATGCTCGCTTGGTAGCATCTGACCATCCTTCACACGCTTGCATGAATGACAATCCATTCACCGACATGATACCCCATCCTTTCAATTCTGTTCCTACTTCTGCTTTTATTTCTTCTGTCATACCTTTGTATCTGAATATGTATATCAATCCCGATTCTCCTCTATATACCCAAGCTCTACGTTGTCTGAAGTCTGATATCCATTGACTTCCTGTGTACATGCATATGTGACCTGGTCCACCCTTTGGATTTGCCATCACAGCAATGTCTCCTGGAGCTACTTCTGATGCCATGTATCTCGCATAAGCTTTGTCATACTTTATTATCCTTACCATTGGAAATCCTATAGTAGGAAGATAACCTTTGTACTGTATAGCCCAACTAGGCCTTCCTGCAGTAGATATGCCTCCTGCTTCTAATGCCATCCTGACAAACTTGGCACATGCATGTTGCGAATTAGGCTTGCTGTTTGCTATCAAAGCATCTATAGATTTCTTAAGATTCCACTTTCCTACTTTGTCTGGAATCTCTCCAAAATATCCTGCTATCTCGCCATACTCTCCATAAGATGAGTCAGCTGTACCGTACAGTCCATTCTTATACTTTGCTACTATCAAGTCTCCTATGGACTTGTTAGTGTCTATCTGCTCTAAGTTGAGTGTAGTTCCTAGCTTGTTTTGTGCATATGCTTGCTCTTCTTGGACATATGCTTCATTGTCATATTGTATAGAATATTCTGGATTAGTGTCTACTAGCTCATCTACTTCTGACTTAGTTCCATCTTCATTTTCGCATTCTATTGGGATGCCATAAGATTCTAGTATCTCTTGAATCAACTGATTTCTGACAAAGCAAGCATTAGAAAGCAACACAGCAGTATCATCTTCCTTCAAGACATATCGATCACCAGACAATCCATCAGGCATTTTGCTTTCTTCTTGATTATAAGCTTTGTCTTTTACTTTCTTAAGTTCTTCTTTTGCTTTGTTGTCATCTTTCATAACTTCTTGAAATCTAGCAATTGAGACATTCCTGATGCTCTCTCTTTTATGTCATGGAAATCTATTATAGATTCTGGATATATATAGTCATCATCATATTCTAAGAACAACAATCCAATGAGATTGTTGTGCAAGTCATACAATCCTGCATATATAACATTGCTTACTTTTATCTTGTTAGTCAGATGGTCATACAAGACAGGAGATCTCTTTGCTAGAGAATCAATGTCAGAAGACCGATACAGAACAATGCCATCATTGCTTATAACATCTGACATGACAGGAGAAAGTATAGAAAGCTGCTGATTCTTGCAAAGTCCTGATATAGGTCTGATGTTTCTTTGCAATGACTCATAACTTAAGTCATACCACAAGAAACTAAGTCCATTCAAGTTGTTTGTGTTGTTATGGAATTCCATTATGCCACTCCGCTTAGCATGATAGAAGTTCATTATCTCGTAAAGCATTATCTGGATCTTGTCAGATATGTCTAGTCTATGCTTCATAGATGCTGCATGTTCTTCATTCTTGTACTGATCATGCATGTTCATAGAAGTCTCTAGAAGCTTAGCCATATTCTGTTGCATAGTCATTGAATTAGTAGACAATGTATTGACTAAGACGTCATTTTGCTTAGTCAATGCACTAGTTATGTTGTCTGATAATTCTGTCATAGACTTCTCTGTCTTCTTGTCAGATTGCTTAATTAAGTAATAGATGAGTGCACCTATGATTAGCATGACCGCACCTAAAGCGCCAAACTCTTCTATTACTTTACCGAAAAACTCAAACATATATAATTAAAGAATGAACTTTGTAAATATAAACACTTATTGTATTTAAAAATATCTACAAAGTTCATTCTTGTCAATCTAAGACAACTGTCTCTATCCGACATCCACCTTCAATAGTATCAAACCAAATTCTTTCTACTTTCTCTCTTACATTAAATAGTATCAAGTTAGACAAATAGTCTCCTACTGATATCATAGGACCTCCAGACGGATCAATCGCTACTATGTTTCCGTCTTCATGACATACTCTAGAAGTACCATACTCACTCTTCAACAAATATGTGTTATGTGTCTGGTCATTCACTTCTCTAACTTCTTTCAACACTATGTAATTGTCTGATCTATCATGTGACATCAATTGATATGTGATGTTCTTGAATTCTACATTGTCTTGCACCATGTCCCATATTTGATAAAACAATGACTCATAATCAGAGTTGTTCTCTATGGTGTAGTCAAAGTCATCTTGATCATCTAAGTCATGCTCTGCAACATTGTCAAGCTGTGACACACCATCTCTAGTGATGTTTATCATGATTCCTCCATTTTCCTTCACATAGTCAAACTCATGCAAGAATCTAACATCTGTGCATATAACATATCTGAGTGCTCCGTTCTGCTTCTTCTTGTTTATCTTCTTGTTCACTAAGTTGATGAACACTTCTCTTGATATAGATTCTTGCAACACATAAGTGCCCACATACACTAACAACTCTCTAAGTGACATATAGAATCTATCATCACTATGCAAATATGTGTCTTTGATTGTGTAATATTCTTGTGCAGTAATTATCTTCGATTGATCTGGCTTTATCTCTGTGAACTCAAAGTCTTTGTTGATGCATATCCATGAGTTACCTTTGTTATAATAGAAGTTGTCTATGTCCACTTGAAATATGTTAGAACATATCTCTTTGAGCTGGTCCGCAAATCCTATGCAAAAGCATGTGCTCATCATGACATTCTCTGGATACGTAGCAGTATCCATAGGATTGAATGACTTGATGAATGATGCATATGCTGACTTCTTGTCAGTGAATGTATAGTTAAGTATGTGTGACAACATCTTTGCTACCGTGTCTTTTCCGCTACCGACGTATCCATTCAGTCCAATGTACAATATTTTCTGATTCATATTTATGTAACTTCACTTCAATAATGTTATGTTTTCTATTAAATTATTAATTATTATTGTTCGATTTTAATATAGAACAAAAATTAATTTATTTCAAAGAAAATCTTTGTCCTAGTCAGACTAAAGTCTGACTCTAACTGGGTTTAACACAAACCTCTT